CAGCAGAAGATATTATGAGAAAGCAAGGCTGGGATATTAGAATCGTTCCTAAACTTGACGTAGAATCAGGAATTAAATTAGCAAGAATGAACTTTCATAAAGTTTATTTTGATAAGTCAGCCAATCGTTTGATTGACTGTTTAAAACATTACAGACGTAATATTAACAACACTACTAACGAACCGACAGCACCTGTTCATGATGAGTATTCGCATGGCGCAGATGCTTTTAGGTATTTATGTGTATCAGCAGATAAAATGACCAATGAGTCATGGAAAAATCAAGAGATACATTACTCTAACATGGGAATTGTTTAATGGAAAAACTAACTGACGAACAGATACTGAGCAAAATAGATAACGAAGAACAGATTGCTTATGGTATCAATGACGCAGCATTATCAGCTGAGCGTGCTGAGGCAATTAATTATTATCTCGGTGAGCCATTCGGTAATGAAATAGAAGGACGTTCACAGGTAGTCTCCTATGACGTTCAAGACACTGTTGAATCTGCTTTACCACAGTTGCTTAAAGTGTTTGTATCCGGTGATGAAGTCGTTAGATTTGAACCTAAAAACCCAGAAGATGTAGAATCAGCAGACCAAGAAACTGATTACGTTAATCACGTTGTTATGGAAAAAAACAATGGGTTTGAATTAATGTATGTTTGGTTTAAAGATGCACTTCTTTCTAAAAACGGATATGTCAAAGCATATTACGAAGAAGAAGAAGAAATAGAAGAAGAAGAATATGAAGGATTAACTGACCAACAATTAGATATGTTGGCTCAAGATGATAATATTGAGATATTAGAGCACGAATCCTATCCTGACCCATCTGCTCCTAAAATGCCATTAACACCTGAGATGCAAACTCCTCCTGATATTCAAAGAGATGATGGCAATATCACAATAGAACAAGCATCAATGCAGGCGTTTGAAGTACCGATGCTTCATGACGTTAAAATAGCAGTCAAAGAAGTTAATGGTGAAATTAAAGTTAAAAATGTAGCACCTGAAAATATTATGGTATCTGTTGACTGTATCGGAACAGATTTAAATACAGCACGTTTCGTTCAACATCGTGAACTCATGCACCCATCAGAAGTTGCAGAAATATTTGATGTTGATGAAGATGAAATCAACGAAATTATGGCAGAGTTAGATGAGTTTGAAATTGAATCTAATGCTCGTGATATATATTCAGAACAATATGATAGAGCCGTAGATACTTCTGACGTATTGGTTCGTGATACTTACATTAAAATAAATGGCGAAAGACAACGTCTCGTATTAGTAGGTAATAGAATTATCTATCGTGATGAATCATGCGACCACGTTCCATTTGCTTGTGTATCACCTATGTTAATGCCTCATAGGCACGTTGGACGTTCTTATACAGACCTTACTCGTGATATTCAAATGATTAAATCTACATTAATCAGAGGTCAATTAGATAATATGTATTTATCTAATAACGGAAGATATGCTATTTCTGACCGAGTTAATTTAGATGATATGTTGACTTCCCGTCCGGGTGGCGTTGTGCGTGTTGATGGCGACCCAGCTTCAGCAATTATGCCAATGGCTCATGCTCCATTCCCACCAACATCATTCCAAATGGTGGAATATATGGACGACATGAAAGAAAAAAGAACAGGTATTACAGCATATAATCAAGGTTTAGATTCTAACAGTTTAAATAAAACTGCAACAGGCGTTCAACAAATCATGTCAGCTGCTCAACAGCGTTTAGAGTTAGTGGCTAGAACATTTGCAGAAACAGGTGTTAAAGATTTATTTTTACTTGTGCATCGTCTAGTAAGAAAAAATGTAACGAAACCTGACATTGTAAGATTAAGAAACAAATGGGTAGAAATTGACCCAAGAGCATGGAAGAATCGTAAAGACTTATCTATTTCTGTAGGTCTCGGCGCAGGAAATAAAGACCAACAGTTACTGCATTTAAATACTATTTTACAAATGCAGAAAGAAGCTATCCAAGTTGGCTTAACAGATAAAACTAAAATTTACAATGCGTTATCTAAACTAACACAGAACGCTGGATTTAAAAACCCAGATGAGTTCTGGAATGACCCAAGCAATACACCGCCACAACCTCAACAACCAAATCCTCAAGAAGCATTAGTTCAAGGACAGTTGGCTATTGAGCGTGAAAAAGCACAAGGTGATTTACAAATTGCTCAAGCCAAAGCAGAAGCAAACCTACAACAAGAGCAACTACGTTCATCAAATGATGTTACAATAGAACGTGAGAAGATTGCCGCCCAAGCTGAACTAGAAAGATTCAAAGCTCAGTTAAAAGCAGAAACAGATATGGCAATCGCACAGTTAAAAGCTCAAGTAGGAATTAGATAATGGCAGATAAAACATACGAAGAAATAACACGAGGCGAACGTGCTGACAAAATACTCAATGATGAGTTATATAAAGAAGCATACGCCAAAGTAAAAGAGCATATCATTGAAGCTATGCAAACCAGTCCGTTAAGTGATGAAACAACACATAATAGATTGGTTATTGCCTTGCAAGTGTTAAGTCAGATTGAAAAATCCATGACAAGCATAATGCAAACAGGTAAAATGGCTAAGATGCAGGTAGACGACGGACACCTTAGAGCCGTCAAATAACTTAAAAAGGAAATAATATGGCTGACCAACCAAATATGGAGTCACCACAAAGTCGCTTAGAGGCGATGCTTGGTGATATTCAAGACGACCAACAAGAATTAAATCTTGAAGAAGAACCACAAGAAGTTGAGGTGGAAGAAGAAGAAACTGAAGATACTGACGTTGAAGAAGAAGTAGATGAAGTTGAAGCCGCCGAAGATGAAGAACTAGAAACTGATGACGAAACAGAAGAAGATGATTCTGACGAAGAACAACCATCTGAAATTGTTAAGTTAAAAGTTAATGGTGAAGAAATCGAGAAACCTCTTGACGAAGTCGTGGCATTAGCACAACAAGGACTTGACTACACTAAGAAAACTCAAGAAGTTGCAGAACAGCGTAAAAGTTTAGAAGCGTTAGAGCAGCAATTAAAAACGCAAGAAAAAACATTTGCTGAACAGCAGCAACTTAATAATTTGTTAATTAAAGATGTAGCGAAAATCGAATCACTAGACCAACAGTTGGAACAATATAAAGATGTGGATTGGCAACAGCTGACTGATAGTGATTTCGTAGAGGCACAAAAACTCTTTATGCAGTATAATCAGTTACAGCAAATTCGTAACGAAGCAGTTTCACAGTTCGAAGCCAAAAAGCAAGAAGCATTAAGTAAACACCAGTCAGCACTAGCTGAGCGTATCAAAAAAGGTCAAGAAACTTTAGCTAAAAAGATACCGGATTGGAGTCCTGAGACTATCCAAAAAATTATCTCGACAGCGAAGGAGTATAACTTTTCTGATGACGAACTATCAGGTATTACTGACCCACGACACATCGAAGTGTTGAACGATGCAAGGCAATGGCGAGAATTTCAAAAGAATAAAAAACCAGTCATAAAGAAAAAGGTCAATAGTGCCAAACCCGTAGTGAAACCGAGTTCAAAAGACCCAAAACAGAAAGCTACTTCATCTACCAAGAAAATACGTGAACAATTACGTAAATCAGGTAGCTCAGAATTAGCATCAAAATTAATTGAACAAATGATTTAAGGAGTTTATTATGGCAGTATCAGCTACCAATAGTTATACAGGTGCAGGTATCGCAGAAGATTTTGAAGATATTATCTACGATATTTCACCAGAAGAAACACCATTGTTATCAATGGCAAAAAAATCAACAGCAGGACAAACATATCACCAATGGCAAACTGACGTGTTAGCAGCAGCAGCGGCAAATGCTCAGTTAGAAGGTGATGACGCTTCATATGCTACTTTAGCAGCAACAACTGTATTAGGTAACTACACACAGATTTCACGTAAAACTGTGCAAATTTCTAACACATTTGACGTTGTTAAAAAGTATGGCAGAAAATCAGAAGTTGCTTACCAATTAATGAAAGCTGGTAAAGAACTTAAACGTGATATGGAATTTGCTTTAGTGCGTAACCAAGCATCATCAGCAGGTGGCGCAGGTACAGCTCGTTCTTCAGCAGGTATCGAATCATGGATTGCTGGTAACAGCATCAAAGCAACAGCAGCTTCAACAGCTACTACTCCTGGTTTTTCATCAGGAACAGTTGCAGCTCCAACAGATGGTACAGCAGGTACTTTCGTTGAAGCAGATTTAAAATCAGCTTTAGAAGCAGCATGGTTAGACGGCGGTGAGCCAACAACTATCTTAATGTCATCTAAAAACAAAAAACTTTTCTCAGCTTTCGCAGGTATCGCAGAGAAACGTCATATGGTAAATGGCACAAGTGAAGCTGTTATTACTGCAGCAGCAGACGTTTACGTTTCTGACTATGGTAATCACACAGTGAAATTAGATAGATTTATGCGTGACCAAGCGGTATTATGCTTAGACCCACAATATGTTGGTGTAGCATCTTTACGCCCAATCACAAAAGAAGAACTAGCTAAAACTGGTGATTCTTCTAAATACTTGATGACAGCAGAGTATTGCTTGGTTGTTAACAACCCAGACGCTCATGCTAAAGTTCAAGGCGTTGGTGCTTAATAGCATTTAATGTTATAATAGGGGGATAGAAATATCCCTCTATTTTATTATGGCAATATTTTTTGATAAAGACCCAGTAACAGGCATAACACAGTATTATGACTATGACCCATCTAAAGATGTGCATATGATTCATAGTGTGCAAGATGCAACAGCATTAGTAGAAAAGTTAAAACAAGTTAGAAATAATCCTGAACAATGGGCAAAAGGTGTAAAAGAATCTTGGGTACATTATGCAAGTATCCCTCCAATTATTGAGATGCAACTGAAACAAAAAGGTATAGACATCTACAATAAAGACCAAACAAAAGAATTATTAAAAGAAATTAATACTAATTACCCGTGGCTTAAAACAACCACGAAGAATCATGGATAAAAACGAACTTAAACAAGTTCAATTAGCAATACACGATTTAATCAATAAAGAAGATTACGGCGCAGCGTTGCCGTTAATTAACGCTGTATTAGAACATTACCCAAATGATGATGCTACATTAAATTTTATGGGCTACATTCATTTGATGGGTGACCAACCAGCATTAGCTTATCAATATTTCAGACGAGCATTACAAGAAAGTCCAAGCAATAAAGCATTATGGACTTCACTCGGCAGAGCGTGTCATGAGATGGATAATTTTGAAGATGCTATTACATATTTTTTAAAATCAGCTGAATTAGATAACAATTACGCATTAGCATATAGCAACGCAGCAGCAAGTTTTATACAAACATCTGAATGGAAAAACGCAGAAGAAGTTTGTAAGTTAGCATTAGAAGCAGACCCAAACGATAAAAATGCTCAAATGAATTTAGCTCATGCTTATTTAGCACAAGGCAAGTGGAAAGATGGCTGGAAACATTGGGGTGAATCACTTAATAGTAAATTCCGAAAAGAATGGCATTATAAAGACGAATCCCGATGGGAAGGTCAAAAAAATAAAAACATTGTGATATATGGTGAGCAAGGATTAGGTGATGAGATATTCTATGCTGACTGCATTAATGATGCTATCGCTATTAGTAACACTGTTCATATTGATTGCGACCCAAAATTAAAAGGATTATTTCAAAGAAGTTTTCCTGATGCTTTTGTTCACGGAACAAGACAGTCAGAAAACGTTGAATGGTTAGATAAGTTTGAATTAGACCATAGATGCGCAATAGG